TATAAAACTATTTATAATAAAGTATAAAATTTTATAATATGAAAGAATTGGATAAAGAAAATTTGAAACTAATATTTGTTTCAAAAGTAGGATATAATTATAAAAATGAAGGACTTTATGAATTTATTTTTTCATTTGATGAAACAAATATTGATGCTATTAAATGGGGATGGGATATTTCTCCAAGTTGTGATAATGCTTTAAAGCCAGAAGAAGAATATATAGATGAAGTTATTAATTTAAAAACAGATTTATTTGATTTATTTTGTTTACATGAAGCTGTTGATAGAGAATATATGCACGGATATCATAATATTCATGCTTTAGCATATGAAGTTGAAAGAGAAGATGAAGATAATACAGAATCAATTATTCAAGAAAATTATTCAGATAATGAAGATTTACCTTTATTAGTATTTCATTATGGAATGACATTAGCTGAAGTTTGTGATATTTTTTATCAAAGAAATATTATTCTTAAAGAAAAAGAATTTGTCGAAGCTGCTAAAGTTAAATTAATATAATTTTTTATCTTTTATTTAAAATATATAAAAGATTTAATTACTGTTCCCTAAAACAGTAATTTTTTTATTATTACTATTTATAATAAATTATAAAATTATTATAAATGATTGAAAATTTAGAAAATAATTATATTGAAGAATCAAATGAAATTATTAATTCAATTAATTTAAATTTAGAACTTGAAAAACAAAAACAAGAAGTAAGAGAATTAGCAAAAGAATTACGTGAAAAGGGCGGTAAATATGATCCTGTTATTATAACAAAAAAGGGTGAAATTAAACCAGCAAGTAAATTAAATATTGAAGAACAAAGTGATGAAATAATACGATGTACTATAGACATTTTATATTTCATAGAATCCTATCTCACCGTTTTTGATCAAACACAACCTAATGGAGGTGCTATTATTCCATTTAAATTATTTGGTTTTCAAAAAGATGTTATAGAAGAATATAAAAATAATAGATTTAATATTATTAATAAATATAGACAAGGTGGATTAACTACAATTACTTGTGCATTTTATGCACATAAAATTATGTTTAATTCAAATAGAAATATTGCTGTTGTAGCAAATTTATTAACAACAGCTCAAAATGAAATAATGTATGATATTTGTGAATTTATTGAATCATGTCCTGATTGGTTAAAGCCAAAAATAGATAAAAAAAATTCTCAAAAATTAAAAATATATGAAAATGGATCAAAAATTGGGGCATTTGCAATCAGCTCAGGATTAAGAGGTTATACACCAACTGATATTTTATTAGATGAATGTGCTTGGGTTGAAGGTGGCAATAAATTCTGGACTAGTACGCAACCTACATTACAAACAGGCGGACGTGCTATATTAATTAGTACACCTAATGGATATGATGAATTATTCTATAAAATATTTGATTTAGCAAAAAGAAAAGAAAATAATTTTAATGCAATTGAACTTTATTGGCATAATGATCCTAGATATAATAAAAATTTAGAATGGGTAAAAAATAAAAATAAAAAAAATGAAATTAAAGTTAAAGATGATGATTGGAGCTATGAACAAAGATTAAAAATGCTTCAAGATGGTTGGATAGCAACATCACCCTGGTTTGAAGAACAAGTACGTAATGCAAATGGTGATATGCGCAAGATTCAACAGGAATTACTATGTGTCGGACCTAATACTTTTATTACAATAAAAGATAATTTAACAAATGAAATAAAAAAAATAAAGATATCTGATTTATATAACTTGTTCGAAGAACAAAATAATTCTTGTGTGTATTTATAATAAAATTTATTATGAATAAAATAGAATTTATTAATTTTTTAAAAAAAATAAATATAAAAATTTATTTTGGAAAAGGAAATAATCAAAAATTTAAAAAAGAATATGGAAATGATATATATAATAAAATATATGAATATACTTCAGAATTAAATAATACATATTTTAATAATAAGAAATTTACTGCAAGATTAATTTATTTAATAAAATATAATGGAAACATTAATAATATTATTTTTGATAATAAAATAATGTTATATTCTCATAAAATTAATGATTTTAAAATTATTTCAAAAAATCCAGCAAAAAAACAATGGGTTGATGCATATAATAAATTAAATTCATTAAATGAAATATATTCATTAGATGATACTAAAAATATTTTTAAAAAAAATGATTATTATAAAAATTTTTTAGGAAAATCAAAAAATAGAACATTATTATCATTAAATCCAAAATTATTTAAGTCATTATATTTTCACACTAAAATATTTGATAATATTAATATAAATCAAAGAAAATTTACTATAAGATTATTATATCTTGTTTATGATTTAAATTTTTATTGTAATAATTGTGGACGTAAAAATTATTTTAATTACATTAAAAATAATTTAATTTGTACTTGTTCTTATTGTAGTCCTAAATATCCTAGTATTGATTGGTTTAAAAAAACCTATAATAATGAATGGGAATTTTATTATAATAAACGTATAGAAAATTTAAAAAAATTAAAAACAAATTCATTAGATTGGTACATTAAAAAATATGGAGAAAAAAAAGGACAATTAGAATATAGAAAAAGATATATAAAGCAATTAGAAAATTTAAATGAATTAAAAGAAAATAGATATTCTAAAATTTCACAAAATTTATTCTGGAAAATATATGATATTTTAAATAATAAAAACGATATTTGGTTTTATGAATTAAATAATGAATATTTGATAAGAATTCCAGAAAATTTAAATTTAAATAAAAATGTATTTTTTGTTGATTTTAAACAAAAAAATAATATAATCGAATATATTGGAAAATATTGGCATAATGATATTGAAATTAAAGAAAGAATAAACATATTAAATAAATTAGGATATAATGTATTAATAATAACATCTGATGAATATAACAAAAACACAAAAGATTTAAAAATTGAATTAAAAAATAAAATATTAAAATTCTTAGAAAATGAATAATAGATACCAAATATTATCATCGAATAATGTTTTTGTTGATTTTAAGGGAATAAAAAAAATAACAAAAAATAATTATCTAAAAATAAAATTAGAAGATAATAATGAAATAATTTGTTCTGAAGATCATATTTTTATTGTTGATGAAAAAAATATAGTAGCAAACACATTAATATCTAATTTAAGTTATTTAAGTACTATTAATGGAGATAAAATAATAATATCAATAGAAAAATTTAATGAAAAAATAGATTTATATGATATTATTGAATGTGATAATGGATATGCATATTTAACAAATGATATTATATCACATAATTGTTCTTTTCTTGGCTCTGGTGATAATTTTATTGCTGAAAAATTTTTAAAAAATATTGAAGATAATCAAATTAAAGAACCAATACGTAAAGAATATGTAGATAGAGAAATGTGGATATGGGAAGATCCAATACCAGAAGAAGAATATATTATATCAATAGACGTATCCGCCGGATTTGGCGATGATAATAGTAGCATTAATATTTTAAAAGTTAAAGAATTTTTAGAAGAAACTATTCAAACAAAACCTGATGGTACAAAGAAAAAAGTAAAAATAAAAATTCATAAAGCAGAACAAGTAGCTGAATATTATAATAAAGTTAGTCCACAAATTTTAGCTGAAATAGTTTATCATTATGCTGTCAAGTATAATAATTCATATGTAATTATCGATCTTACAGGTGGTTATGGAATTTTTTTGACAGAAAAATTATTAACTGAACTTAATTATGAAAATATTTATTATTCTGAAGTAAAACATTTACAAACAAGAGAAAGATTAAATGGATATGTTAAAAGTGAAACAAAAGTAAGAACTGATGGTTCAGTATATACTGTTGATTTATTACCTGGAATGTTTATTGGAGGAGATAATAGAGGACAGATATTATTAACTCTTCAAAATTCTATTCATATGGATTATGTTATTATTAGATCAAATAGATTATTAGGTGAATTTAAAACATTTGTTAATGTTAATGGCTCTAGGATTGCCGATCATAGACGTTCATTTCATGATGATTCTATTATGTCTTTAGCTATGGGTTTATATGTTTTAAATTTTGATACAAGAAGATTTAAAAAAAATGATAATGATAAAACAAAAAAAATGTTAAATGCAATATTAACAACAAATGATATGAATAATATTCAAGAAAAATTAAAACAAACAAATAAAAATTTTAATAAAAAAATTGTTCAATACGGCTATAATCCTTATATGGAACATAATTGGTTATTTAAACCTTAAAGTATTAAAATTTAAATTTTAATGATAATATTACTTTATCTCCTAATTCAATAAATGGATTAGGATCTTTCATTATATATGTTATTAATCCATGTTTATGCCCGCTTAAATAATGTTTTTCTATTGGATCGTATTCATATAAAATAACTTGATCACCTACTTCAAAATTTCTATCATTTTTTCTAATATCAAAAGATTTTTCTTCTTTAAACATTACTTTAAAAATATCTGGATAACATTTTAAATGATGCGTTTTCATATTACTTTAAGTTTATTTTTTATTTAAAAAATAATTCTTAACTATTATTTAAATGATGAATAGAAAGCTAATCAGTAAAAGGTGTAATTCCTTTCAAATTGAAATGGTTTTCTACATCTGAGGTCGGAAAATCATTTGATGATGCAGGTGTAATCTCCTTCAATTTGAAATGGTTTTCCACCTATAAGTAGTTTACTTGGCTACTACATTGCGGTGTAATTCCACCCAATTTGAAATGTTCTTCTACCATATCTTTTGTTATGTCTTTGACTTGATTATAATTAAAACCAAATTTTTCATAAAAAATTGACCAATATAATTTATAATTACACCAAAAATTTCCATTATTTATATT